GCGGATCAGCTCGACACTGCCAAGAAGGCGCTCGCCGAGGCGGAAGCGCGCCTGGCCGCCGGTCTCGACCTCAAGTTCGGCGAGCGGGTGCAGCAGAAGCGGGCCGCCGAGGGCAAGGAAACCGGTCGGGTTCGCATCGATGACGGTCCCTTCACCATCGTGGCCGACCGCAGCAAAAAGGTCGAATGGGACCAGGACTCGCTCACCGCCATCGCCAAGCGCATCCGTGAAGCCGGTGACGACCCGTCCGAATACGTTCGCACCAAACTCGAGGTATCGGAGACCGCCTTCAAATCCTGGCCGGCCGCCATTCGACGCCAGTTCGAACCGGCGCGCACTGTCAAGACCGGTAAGCCGACTTATGCCATCGAGCGGCGGGAGAGCGAGTGATGGCCGCGCTCGCTCATATCTTTCCGGACGGGCAGGATCTGCCCAGCCTGATCGACCGTGCCGCCAGCATGCTCTCTGGCGCAAAGACCGCCGCAGAGGTGCTCGAAGCGCGCGAGGTTGCTGGCCTCGCCTACGATGTGGCCAAACGCACCGCCCGACTGCAGCGTGCCAAGAACGCCCATGACGATCTCGTCGCGGCGGCACATCGCGCGCAGGCCCATGCGCTTGAGATCGAGGCGCGCGCGAAACGGCGACTGGCGGGCGAATACGATGCCGCACAAGCGCGGGGCGAGGTGGCGAAAGCCGGTCAGTACGAAAGAGCAAACGTTGAGAACGACAACGTTTGCCCGGCCACCGCCGCCAACCTCGGCCTACGTCGCGACCAGATCCACGAGGCCCGCCAGATCCGGGACGCCGAGACCGCTGACCCGGGCGTCGTGCGACGCGCTCTCGATGATCGTCTCGAGCGCGGCCAGGAAGCGGATCGGCTCGATGCGCTTTACGCCGCTGTTGCCGGAATAGAGTCCGATGCGGCGCGTGTGCCTCAGGAGGTGCCGGCATGAAGCCCGCCTTCCCCATCATCACCGCCGACCAGCGCGCCGCCGAGATTCACGGCATCAAGCTGCTGATCATGGGCGTGCCCGGCATCGGCAAGACCTCGCTGCTGTGGACCCTGCAGACCTCGACGGTCCTGTTCATGGATCTGGAGGCCGGCGACCTCGCCATCGAGGGTCTGCAGGTGGACAGCATCCGGCCGCGCACCTGGCAGGAATGCCGCGACTTCGCCGTCTTCATCGGCGGTCCCAACCCAGCCATGCCCGCGGGCGGCATCTACAGCCAGGAGCATCACCAGGCGATCTGCGAGGCCTACGGCGATCCGGCCCAGCTCGATAGATACCAGACGATTTTCGTCGACAGCATCACCGTCGCCGGCCGCCTCTGTTTCCGCTGGTGTCAGCAGCAGCCCGAGGCCGTGTCGGAGAAGACCGGCAAGCCGGACGTCCGGGGCGCCTACGGTCTGCTCGGTCGCGAGATGCTGCTCTGGTTGACCCACCTGCAGCACACCCGCGCCAAGAACATCGTCTTCGTCGGCATCCTCGAGACCCGGCTCGACGATTTCAACCGCAAGGTCCACCAGCTCCAGATCGACGGTTCCAAGACCGGCCTCGAGCTGCCCGGCATCGTCGATGAGATGCTCACCATGACCGAGCTGCCGGGTCCCGACGGCAATCCGATGCGCGCCTTCGTCTGCGGTCTGAACCCCTGGGGTCTGCCTGCCAAGGACCGGTCCGGCCGGGTGGCTTCGATGACCCATCGATGGGCTGGACCGGCGGTTATGCCACCCGCAACGACAACACCGGCGCCTGCTACTTGAACGGCGAGTTCACCGTGCTCGAGGGGCCGTACGCCCGGCGCAAGATTTTCTCGCTGATCGGCCTGTACAGCCCGAAGGGGCCGGAATGGGCCAATATGGGCCGGTCCTTCGTGCGCAACATGCTCAACTCCGCCCGCGGCCTGCGCAGCAACGACAACTCCCCGCAGGCTCAAACAGCCCGCCGGATCAATGGTTTCGCTGATCTCGACGGCCTGGAATTCGTCGCCCGCATCGACATCGAGGACGACCAGTTCGGCGACCCCAAGAACGTGGTCAAGGGCGCGGTCACGCCGGATCACCAGGACTATGGCCGGATCATGGGCGCGTCCATGGCGCCCGGTATGGCGCCGGCCGCACCCGTTCAGCCCACAGCGCAGCCCCAGTACCAGTACCAGCCCGGCCCGTCGGCGCCGCAGGGCGTACCGCAAGCGCCGGCCGCCTACCCACAGCAACAGCCCCAGCCGGCACCGCAGCAGCAGCCGGCGGCTCCGGCCCAGCCGGGCGGGTTCGCCAAGCCGAAATGGGCGCAGTGATATGTTGCTCCGGCCGAGACAGAAGTTGTTCGTCGAACGTTGCGTGGCGGCGCTCCGCGAACGCGATAACACCCTTGGTGTGGCGCCAACCGGCGCGGGGAAAACTTACGCCCTATCAGCAATTATTGGGCAATTGATCGGCAACACGCAGGCGAAAGCCTGCGTGCTCGCCCACCGCGATGAGCTGACGGCACAGAACCGGGAGAAATTCGGACGGGTCAATCCCCAGATCAGCACCTCGGTCGTCGATGCCAGCGATAAATCCTGGGACGGCCAGACCGTGTTTGCCATGGTCCCGACCCTAGCGCGGGAGGGCAATCTCCGGCGTATGCCGGCGTTGGACCATCTGGTGATCGACGAAGCGCACCACGCCGTCGCCGACACCTATCAGCGCGTCATCGACGCCGCCCGCGCCAAGAACCCGGACCTGCGGCTGCTCGGTGTCACCGCCACGCCCAACCGTGGCGACAAGCGCGGCCTGCGGCCGGTGTTCGACAACGTCGCCGACCAGATCATGCTGGCCGAGCTGATCCGCTCCGGCCACCTGGTGCCGCCACGCACCTTCGTGATCGACCTTGGTGTCCAGGACGAACTGCGGGAGGTCCGGCGCACAGCGCAGGACTTCGACATGGCCGCGGTGGACGCGATCATGAACAGCGCGCCCCTGACCGACGCCGTGATCCGGCACTGGCGGGAGCGGGCCGCTGATCGCCAGACCGTGGTGTTCTGCTCCAGCGTCAGCCACGCCGCCAATGTCCGCGACGCCTTTCGTGCTGACGGCATCGCCGCCGTGATGGTCCACGGCGACATGTCTCTGACCGAACGGCGGGAGGTTCTGCGCCAGTACGGGACCGGGGAGGCACAGGTCATCACCAATGTCGCCGTGCTGACCGAAGGCTGGGACCATCCGCCCACCTCTTGCGTCGTCTTATTGCGGCCCAGTTCCTTCAAATCCACCCTGATCCAGATGGTCGGCCGCGGCTTGCGCACCGTCAACCCGGCGGAATTCCCCGGTGTCGTCAAGACCGATTGCATCGTCCTGGATTTCGGCATCTCGACGCTGCTGCACGGCTCGCTTGAACAGGCGGTCGACCTCGACGGTCAGGAGGGCACCGGTCCCGCGCCAATCAAAACCTGCCCCGAATGCGGCGGCGAGGTTCCGATCGCGGTGCAGGAATGCCCGCTGTGCGGCTATGTCTGGGAGACGCTCGAAGAAGGTTCGGACCCGTCCATCCTGGACGATTTCATCATGTCGGAGATCGACCTGCTGAAACGGTCGAACTTCGAATGGTGCGACCTGTTCGGCGACGACGCCGCCCTGATCGCCAACGGGTTCACCGCCTGGGGCGGCATCTTCTTCTTCGGCGATCGCTGGCACGCCCTCGGCGGCGGCAAGGGACTGCCGGCACGGCTGTTGTCCGTCGGCGAACGCACCGTCTGCCTGGCGGCGGCCGACGATTGGCTGAACGAAAACGAGTCCGACGACAGCGCCCACAAGACCCGCCGCTGGATCAACGAAGCCGCCACCGAAGCGCAGCTTCAGTATCTGCCGCCTGAATTCCGGTTCGACCACAGCCTGACCCGCTACCAGGCCTCGGCGATGCTGACCTTCCGGTTCAACCGAAAGGCGATCCAACGCGCCGTGTTCGATGCGACCCCGCCCGAGGATCGGAGGGCCGCGTGAGATGTGCCGCCTGTGGCGCCGACCAACCCCGCACCGGCACCGATTGGTTCCGGATCAACATCCGCAACCGTCGTTCCCGCTCCGTGCTCGACTTTGCCTTCGCCTGCGACTGGCCTTGCCTGTTCGTGCTGATGCGTCGGCTCACCCGCCCCGGAGGTCACGCCATGGTTGACCCGACCGATCTCGAACGCGCAGCTCTTGCGGCCGCGCTGTCGCCCCTCGGCGAGTACGTCGCCTCCATCGGCATGCACCGGCCGCTGGCCGATTACTCGCGTGAAGAGGTCTTGACCCTGATCGAAGTCGCGGTCGGCGCCTACCAGACGTACCTCCAAGACCATGGCCCGGAGGTGCCGTTCTGATGCTGGATTTCAATAGCCAATCCAACATCGGCGAGCGCGTCAACGGGCTGATCGATGCCGCCGTGCAGGCCAGCCGCCGGGACCAGACGCCGCGCACCTATCTGGGCGCGTCGCGGCTCGGGGTCGCCTGCCAGCGGGCCCTGCAGTTCGAGTACGCGCGGGCACCGCGCGATCCCGGCCAGGAAGAACCGGCCTGGCTGCTGCGCACCTTCCAGGCGGGCCACGCCTTCGAAGACCTGGCCATCACCTGGCTCCGCTCCGCAGGCTTCGACCTCTATACCACCAAGGGCAACCGGCCAGGCGGCGAGCAATTCGGCTTTTCCGTCCTGGGCGGCCTGATCCAGGGCCACGTCGATGGCATCCTGGCCGGCGGCCCGGCCGAACTCGGTCTCGGCTACCCCGCGATCTGGGAGTGCAAAGCGCTTAACGACAAATCCTGGCGCGATGTCGTCAAGCGCGGCGTCGTCACCTCGAAGCCGGTCTATGCCGCCCAGATCGCCCTGTACCAAGCATACATGGAAGGCGCCATCGAAGGCGTCGTGCACAACCCGGCGCTGTTCACGGCGGTCAACAAGAACACCTCCGCGCTGCACCACGAACTCGTGCCCTTCGACGCGGTGCTCGCCCAGACCACCAGCGACCGCGCCGTCCGCATCATCCAGGCCACGCACGCCGGGGAGCTGCTGCCGAGGATCGCGCTGTCGCCAGACCATTTCGAATGCCGGCAATGCCCCTGGGCCGTCCGCTGCTGGGAGATGGCGCCATGACCACCACTGCCAAGACCGCGATCCCAATCACGACCGTCAACGACGACGCCGAACCCCGGGTGCGCGATGTCGACCTGGGAGTAAAGCTCGGCTTCGCCCGGCCCGAGGACATCCGCAAGATCATCCGCCGTCACGAGAAAACTCTGAGGAAAATCAA